CATCCAACCGCAGCACGTTCTTGCTTAAGACGTGCTGCGGCATAATCCCAATGATTACTCCCTGACAGGGTTCGTAGGCCACTCAATATCAGGTGCAGTTGATGTATCAACACGGTTCAGCAACACCCGATACTTTTTCCAGGCTTCCAGCAACGGGGTTTCTTCCTCCGTTGCATATACAGCTCACCTTTTTTCACCCACGATTAACCAACAGCCAGACCAGCAGACACGCCACCACCGGCACAGCAAAATCTATCAGGCTTGCCACATCCCAAACACGCGGATCAAAACCGCCCCACCACGGCATGTTAATCCGCTTGCCATGCCCGAACATTTCAATCCAGCGATATTCTGCCTGGGTGTGTTCACGCGCAATGAAGAACGTACAACCGGCTATCGCCCCGTAAACCCAGTTTCCGGCAAAAAGACCAATCATTACCTGCGCAGCCACAGCACAAAGCGCATGAAGAAAAGGTGTTATATCCATTACTCCTCCTTTATCCGATATCGCTTTGGGAAGTTGATAACAACTTCAATTCTGACTCAAGTTCATCAACTCTTTCAGTCAGTTTCTGGATATGGTGAATCAGTGGAACAACCAGACGTTCGTACATTACACCTTCGGCAACAAGGCCATTGCTGGAAATGGTTTCCGGTGCATCATCTTCGTTGGCTGGTCGCCAGTGAACAAACTGAGGGGCAATTTCTCCTACTTCCTCGGCAATCAATCCATAGAATCCCCAGTCACGCCTGTCATTTTCGCATTGCGACCTGTACCACACAGGGCGCATCCTGAAAATGAGATCGGCGTGCTCTGAATCTATCGTCTCTACTGAATGTTTATAGCGGATAGACGATGTTGACCGCAGCACAGACGAAATTGCAGGGTCAGGATTAAGATAAAGATTTGCCGCCGCTGTAGTTGTGCCCAATCCCCATAAATAAAACGCTTCACGGCCAGTCAGCGGGTAAAAATCTCCGCCATAACGACCACTTTCCAGATCGTTCACTTCCACTTTGTTTTTCAGCTTATTATCCACTTCTGTTTTTGTGTATCTGGTACTGATATCCTGCTTTGCACTGTCCATATCAGTCTGAAGCGTTGATACTTTTACGTTAATTGAGGAAATATCTTCCTTTGCCTTACTGACATCTCCCTTTAGCGTTTTGATGTCATCAGGAATTACTGTCGATGTAGCCATTTTTCTTCCTCACATCCAGCTACGGAGTTGATGCTCAACAGCAACCGCGTGTTCATCGAATAATGACGATATTTGCGAATCATTAATGATGCGCACATTTACAAAATATCCGTCCTCCTTAACACATACCGGCTCGCCATCTTCAGTAAGTTCTCCGGTTTCTTTGTACACATTACCTATCACGTCAATAAGAATATCATCCTGCATCGACTCGTCATCATAATAGCCAATGCTCTCCATAAAGGCCGAAAAGTCGGCCCTGTCTGCAAATTTGAGTGTTAAATCTTTCATTTAATACTCTCCCCCATTTGCGCATCAGTTAATTCTTTATGCCAGAGACGAAGATTTCTCAAATGGCCGAATAGATGACGAGTTCCCGATGTGGCTTGACCTCCAATTCGAATAAAGGTCCGTGTTTTTACGCCCGTCCACTCCGTTTTCATAGTTTTAGTAGCCTCACCGTTAGAAACTACTCGTTTAGTACCATCAGAATAAATATTAAAACCACCAATGAATTTTCGAACATCAGTTCGACCAGCAAACACACTAGAAACGTAAGTACTTGTCGACGCTTTATAAGTTTGCATATAAAGCTGACCGTAATATTTCTCAGTTGTGTTAAAAGCGTATGTAATTGACTCAATAGGTGGCACACCAGAAAAATCAAAAATACGCGGTGCTACATTAGGAGGAATATCGCCCCAATTTCTATTAACCTCGACAAGACACGTAAGCGGTCTATTATAGATATTATTTTCAGTTGGGATCGTCACCATATCACTGGAGCGGGTTGCGGGTGCAGTTGTCGTAATAACAAAAGATGAAGCACATCCGCCGTTTTCAAATTGTGGTGTTGCAAGGTAAATATAATCTCCCGCTTCAGTTATACCACCTTTTTTCGGCGCATACTGAATCATTGCGCCAATTAAGGTTTCACCTTCAACAGCTTCTATAGTTGCCTCATAGAAAATCCACCCTGTAACCGGATCTTTAGTTGCAGTAGCTGCTATTCTATTGGCTGCCCCGCCAGTTTTTTCTATTATCAGAGTTCCGAAAGTTAAATAAGCATCTCCTAAAAATGTATAAACCGACCCATCGTATTTTTCAAAACGCAAACGACAACGAAGACCATCAGGAGCTTTAACCCTGCATGAAACAGTGCAATACTTATTATCGCCACTAACATCAATCCCCCGGGATGCACTGCATGTATGCAGACTAAGTGCAGATGATTGTCCTGTCATATTATCTTTTGTTCGCATTTTGGCATATGAAAAACCAAATTCATCAACACCATTATTAGTTTTATCGATATTGCTGGTACTCGTCCATTCAGCGGGAGTATTGGATTTAACAAAATAGTTAGTGCGCTGTCCTTCAATCAATAAACCTTCTTTTTCAAATCGTGGCTCATCAATTTTAGCAACACTAAATACGCCTGATTTATTGATATATGTGGCAGTTGATGCGCGTTTAAACTTAACAACCTTGTCGCCAGGCATCGTTATTTCATCATCACCAATAACAATTTTTTTATATGACGGCGAAAAGCCCGTAATCATATCCAGTGAATCGTTAAACGGTATCCACACATCAGGCAGTGGCTGTAAGACATATTTATACGGCTCTGCTGCCTGACTTGCATACTCTCTGGCTGCGTCTTCACTTGCTTTAGCTGCTGTCTGGCTTGCTGCCGATGCTTTCGCCGAGTTCGCCGCTGCAGTCTCGCTTGTCTTTGCATTGGTTTCACTGGTTTTTGCTGCTTTTTGACTGTTGGCTGATGCAGTGGCAGAAGCAGCCGCCGCGCTTGCAGAACCAGCTGCAGCACTCTCGCTTTGGGCTGCTGCATCCTGACTGTTTTTCGCCGCAGTTTCGCTGGCTTTGGCATTCGTTTCGCTGGTCTTCGCTGCCGTCTGGCTGTTAGCCGCAGCAGTTGCTGATCCAGCTGCTGAAGTCGCAGAACCGGCTGCCGCGCTCTCGCTTTGGGCTGCTGCAACCTGGCTGTTTTTTGCCGCAGTTTCACTGGCTTTGGCGTTCGTTTCGCTGGTTTTCGCTGCCGTCTGGCTGGACTTTGCGTTGGTTTCGCTCGTCTTTGCGGCTGTCTCGCTATTTTTCGCGTTGGTTTCTGATTTTTTGGCTGCTGTCGCGGAGTTTGCCGATGCAGTCTTTGAGGTCGCTGCCGCCTGTGCACTATTAGCTGCATTCGTTTCTGAGGTTTTCGCCGCGTTCTTCGATGATGCCGCTGCAGTTTCGGATTTCTTTGCCGCCGCTGCGCTCTGAGAGGCGGCTTCAGCGTTGCGTGCCGCTTCTTCCACCATTTCCTCAAAACGACGCAATGCCTCCGGCATGACATCATCTTCCGTCATGGCACCGAGAAAATCATTCAGCGTCCCCGGCTTAGAATCTTCATACACGGTGATGGTCCCGGCATGTGAAGGCGGAAAACCTTCAACCAGCAGGATAACGCTGTACTGGCCATACTCAACATCCATACTGTAACGCCCGGCTTCATCCGGATTTTCTGAGGCCACCGTGTTTACCACAACCGTGGTGCTGTTACGTTTTGCTTTCAGCTGGATTGAGCAGTTCTGTACCGGTTTTCCTGTGCCGTCTTTCAGTACACCTGAAATCTTTACTGCCATATTCCCCCCACAAAAAAGCCCACCTGAACCGGCGGGCTGTCATAACACTGTGTTACCTGGCTAATCAGAATTTATAACCGACACCCACGATGAAACCGTCAGTGCGCCAGTCACCACTGCCGGAGCCTTCATAAGCAATATCAATGGCCACGGATTCGGTCGGGTTAAACTGCACGCCAGCCCCCCACGCCAGAGACGTGTTGCTGTGGCGACCGTCATCACTTCCGGTCAGCACATCGTGCGTTTTCCCCTTGTTGTCAGTTACGCGAAGGTAATCCCCGGAAAAAGTCGAAACACGGCTGTAAGCCATACCCGCCATCGCATACGCGCTGAACCATTCATTCACGCGCACAGACGGCCCCGCCATCACGCTGAACCAGCGGTTACGCACGGAATCTTCATGCCAGCGGGTATCGCTGTAACGGGTCAGCTGGCGATTCTTGTCTCCTGCATAGCTGAATGACGTCACCAGCCCCAGCGTATCCGTAAACTCATAACGGTATTTCACGTTAATCCCGTTCAGATCATCACTGCCGGGAACGTTGGTCCGGGCATGAAGATACCCCGCGCTCAGCGTGAACTGATGTTCAGATGCCCATGCAGGCGCACCGGATACGGCCAGACAAATGGCTGCGGACAAAATGGCGGCATAAAGTTTACGCATAATTACCTCTCGCTTTTCTGCAATAAAAAAGGCACCATTTCTGGTGCCCTTATATGGGTTATAACAATTTCAACGAATACTGATGCCGGAAGCGGCTTTTTTGGTCACAATCACCGTACAGTCGGTGATATTACCTGCCCACTGATTGCCTTTATGGAAAACCTTAAACTCCAGAGTGACGCTTCCCCTGCCACTCGGCATATCAATAACCGCACTGTAGCTACCGGGAATGGCCCCTTTAGTTTCTCTGGATGCGATTAATACACCGTTTTTGCGAACTTCAAAACCATAACCCGTGTATCTTGTACCTCCCGGGTTATTACCACTTCCCGGATCGCTATACGCTATTCCGTTAAAGATAATGGGCGGAATAATGATTTGACGGTCAAAGTTATGATCATCGCTGATGGTGACTGTAACCGTCCCGTTTGGTGTTTCCGTGTTACCCCACGTACCAGCCTGTTTCGGGAATGATTTGGATACAGCTTTAACGAAGTCACCTCTGACCTGAGTCGCCTCCAGCATGCCCTTAATCGTACAGTTTTCATTTACCGTGACATTGTTGAGCGTCCCGGCGTTCGCATTCACTCTGCCACTGATATCCGCATTTTTAGCGGTCAGCTTTCCGTCTGATGTCAGGGAAAATGCCGGTGGATTTCCACCACTGGTAATGGTCGGGGCCGTCAGGCGCTTCAGGAACACGTCGTTCATAAATATCTGATTGCCCTGCGCCACAAACATCGGCGTTTCATTCCCGTTTGCCGGGTCAATAAACGCGATACGGTTAGCGGCAACCAGAAACTGGCTCAGCTTGCCTTCTTCCGTGTCCTCCATGCTGAGGCCAATACCCGCGACATAATGTTTGCCGTCTTTGGTCTGCTCAATTTTGACGCCCCACATGGCATTCCATTTATCGTTGGCGTCCTTCCACTCTTTCGAAAACTCCTCCAGTTTGCTGGCGTTATCCTCCGTCAGCTCGACTTTTTCCAGCAGCTCCTTGCCGAGATGGGATTCAGTTATCTGGCCTTTGAAAAAATCCAGGTAACCTTCCGCATCATCGCTCGCCCGACCGACAGCCTCCACGAATATCGATTTGCCGACGGTGTTCACACTGCGAACGTAAAAATAATAATCATGGCCCGGTTTGATATTGATACTGGCGGCTATCCAGTACAGCGCCGTGCCAAGATAGCGGGCTGTGGTTTCAACCTGCCTGATATCCGCAATCCGCTTTTCCGAGAACCAGAACTCAAACTGTACAGTCGGATCATAAACCGCAAGATGCGGCGTGGCGGTTATCTGAAAATAGCCCGGCGTCAGCTCAATCCTCGACGGTGCTGCCGGTGCGGCAATCCGGAACGATACCGACGCCGGATCGCCCTGCTGCCCCCACGCATTTACCGCCCGGACTGTCAGTCTGTAGTTCCCCAGCGCCAGTTGCGTGAAGCGGTATGTGGTTTCCGTCGTCCGGGCCGTGCTGACCAGCCGCTCACTGCCGTCATCCGCTGTTACGGTCAGACGGAGCAGGAAGCTCACGCCCTTCACCACCTTCGGCGTGTCCCAGCGCGCCAGCACCTGATATTCCCCGCTGTCTGCGGTGACTTCGGCGGTCAGGTGCTGCACCGCTGGCGGCGTGACACCATTCACCGTGCCGCTCTGGTCGCCGTCAAAGTGCGCCCCGTTATCCACGATGGCTTCTTTTTCCGGTACATGCTGCACGGCAGTGATGGCATACGTGCCGTCATCGTTCTCACGGATACTCACACAGCGGAACAGGCGCTGACGCAACGTCGGCAGCTTCAGCCCCCACACACTGTATTCTGCAACGCCGTCAGGAACCCGGTTCACTTTCACCTTAAGTCCGTCGGTGACGGACTGAACCTCCACGCTGACCGGATTACCACTTCCGTCAACCAGGCTTATCAGCGTGGTACCGGAGGATGGCAGCGTGATTTCACGGTCGAGCGTCAGCGTCCGGGTCTGGCTGTTCACCGCCAGCACGCGACCACCGGTGCTGATACCGGCATAGTCATCATCGCAGATTTCAATGACATCGCCCGGTACATGGCGAAGCCCTTCAGCACCCACGCTGAAATCCACGGTCTGCGTCTCCAGCAGTTCAGTTTTAATCAGCCACAGCCCGGCGCGGTGTGCCTGCCCCCGGCTGGTACAGCCAAAAGCATCCATCTTCGTGACGCTACGACCGTAACGGGCAATGGCCTGCGTGTCCTCCACAAGCTCTGTCGCCGTCTCCCAGCCGTTATTCGGGTCAATCCAGTTCACCTCAACGGCATTATGGCGGTCCTTCAGGGCGCTGAAGCTGTAGCGGAACGGCGCACCATCATCCGGCATCACCACATTACTGCGGTTATAGGTCCACACCTTATCCGACGGTCGGTCCTGCACGAACGTCAGCGTCTGCCCGTTCCATACCGGCATACAGCGCATCGCCGAGCAGAAATCACTGAGCACATCCCACGCCTTGCGCTGTGTGGTCAGGTACGCATTACAGGTGATGCGCGGCTCCGTGCCGCCAAAACCGTCCGGCACCGACTGGTCGCAGTAGTGGCCGATGACATACAGCGCCCATTTGTCCACATCCGCCGCACCAAGACGTTTCCCCATGCCGTAGCGCGGATGGGTCAGCATATCCCACAGACACCAGGCCATGTTGTTGCTGTATGCTGGCTTAAACGTTCCGTCCCAGATACCGCTGTATTGCCGCGTCTGCGGGTTATAGTTCGACGGCACCTGCAGAATACGCCCGCGCAGATGATAATTACGGCTCACCTGCTGGCTGCCGAACTGCTCCGAGTCCACCTGCACGCCGACCAGTGCCGTGTTCGGGTAGCACTGTTTCACATCGATGATTTCGGTGTATGACGACCAGAGCGTTTTGTTCTGCAGCTGGTCTGTGGTGCTGTCCGGCGTCATCCTGCGCATCCGTATATTGAACGGGCGCGGCGGCAGGTTACCCACCACCACCGAGGCCAGATACTGCGAGGTGGTTTTGCCCTTAATGGTGATGTCTTTTTCCGTCACCCAGCCACCATTACGCTGTATCTGAACCAGCAGGCGGACTTCCGACGGATTCCTGTCCCCCTTTGAGGTGGTTTCCACCAGTGCCTGCACGCCGAAGGTAAAACGCAGTCGGTCAATGTTTGCCGACGTGATGGTCCGGGTGATCGGCGTGTCGTATTTCACTTCCGTACCCAGCACCGTCTCGGAGCCGGAGGATTCAAATCCCTCCGGCGGTGTCTGCTCCTGCTCACCGGCCCGGAACACCACCGTGACGCCGGAGATGTTGGTATTCCCCTCTTCGTCACGCATGTTCTGCATGATGATGCGACGGCGGCGGTAAGCCGGGTCCGCCAGATTCTGCGGATCTTCATCCGGCAGGCGACGCAGGGTCATCTGCGGATTCACCTCATGCTTGGGTTTGACATATCCCGGCGTAAATTCAGAGGTGGAGCCGCCACGGGAGCGGATAACCTCACCGGAAACAATCGGCGAAACGTACAGCGCCATGTTTACCAGTCCCGGAATTTGTGAGAGATAGACTTTCTCCGTGGTGAAGGGATAGCTCTCACGGAAAAAGAGACGCAGAAACAGCGGATCAAACTTAAATTTCTGCTCATTTGCCGCCAGCAGCTGGGCGGTTGTGTACATCGACATAAAAAAATCCCGTAAAAAAAGCCGCACAGGCGGCCTTTAGTGATGAAGGGTAAAGTTAAACGATGCTGATTGCCGTTCCGGCAAACGCGGTCCGTTTTTTCGTCTCGTCGCTGGCAGCCTCCGGCCAGAGCACATCCTCATAACGGAACGTGCCGGACTTGTAGAACGTCAGCGTGGTGCTGGTCTGGTCAGCTGCAACAGCCAGAATGCCAACGGCAGCACCGTCGGTGGTGCCATCCCACGCAACCAGCTTACGGGTGGCGGTGTCAAGCATCAGCGGAGTCATTGCAGGCGCTTTCGCACTCAATCCGCCGGGCGCGGTTGCGGTATGAGCCGGGTCACTGTTGCCCAGCGGCTGGTAATGGGTAAAGGTTTCTTTGCTCGTCATAAACATCCCTTACACTGGTGTGTTCAGCAAATCGTTAACGGCATCAGATGCCGGGTTACCTGCAGCCAGTGGTGCCGGTGCACCCTGCATCAGACGATCCAGCGCAGTGTCACTGCGCGCCTGTGCACTCTGTGGTGCTGCGGCCAGAATGCGGCGGGCCGTTTCCACGGTCATTCCGGGGGTTTCTGCCAGCACGCGCGCCTGTTCTTCGCGTCCGTGAGCCTCCTCACAGTTGAGGATCCCCATAATGCGGCTGTTTTCTGCCGCAACCGCTGCGGTGATCTGCGCGTTCACGTCCGGCTGCGCCGCGCTGGCGTTTTCGCCCTCCGTCGCTGGCACCACGTCAGTAACGTCAGCCTGCGAAGCAGTGGCTGAAACAGTTGTTGATTGAGTCTCTTTGGTCATTCGCCCTCCTGAGAGACGGGATTTACGTGCATCCAGTGCATCACGCATGACGGTGATCGCATCGGTGCTGTTAACAAGTTCATCAGCCAGTCCGGCATCAATGGCCTCCTGACCGCTGTACACTGCAGCCTCGGTATCCAGCACAGCCTGCACGGACAGGCCGGTATATGCCGACACCTTCTGCGCAAACATCTGGCGGGTTGCATCCATCCGGGACTGCAGTGTCTCCCGGACGTCATCCGGAAGATGGCTGTAGGGGTTGCCATCCACCTTATGGCTGCCGCTGTAAATCAGCGTGATTTCCACGCCCTGTTTCTCCAGCGCAGCACCGTAATTACTGTGAGCCATCATGACGCCGATGGAGCCTGTCCGGGCGGTCTGCGTGACCAGACGCCGGGAGGCGGCGCTGGCAAGCAGCTGACCTGCACTGCAGTTCATGTCGTTGGCCAGCGCCCATACCGGTTTTATGTCACGCACACGGGCGATGATGTCAGCGCAGTCAAATGTCCCTGCCACCATTCCGCCGGGCGTGTCCATATCGAGCAGAATGCCGTCCACCATCGGGTCACTGGCAGCCTGTTGCAGACGGGCGATAATGCCGTTGTAACCGGTCATCCCCGAATAAGGCTGCAGCGCCCGCGTCCGGCTGACCAGCGTACCGGACACCGGCAGCACGGCGATGCCGTTCATGACCTGATAACTGCGGGCCTGTCGTGGTCCGTCACCATCACCGACTAACGCCAGCGTCGCGGGTGCCTCTCCGGCAGTCAGGCTGTCGCCGGACACCGCATCCGTCAGGCGGCTGATCCCAAGCTGGCCTGCAAGCGCACAAAAGAAAACCCGCGCATAAGCGGGTTCAAGCATCAGCGGCTCATTAAAGGCCATGCTGGCAATATGCGGGAGATTACGCAGCTCTGCTGTCACTCTTCTCCTCCTCTGTTGATTGTCGCAGCCCGGATTCAAATGCCGCAGCCGCCCAGGCGGGCGGTTTAAGACCAGCCGCACGGCGCTCCATCGTTTCACGGACCTGCTGGGCAAAAATTTCCTGATAGTCGTCACCGCGTTTCGCGCACTCTTTCTCGTAGGTGCTCAGTCCGGCTTCTATCAGCATCACCGCTTCCTGAACTTCTTTCAGACCATCGATGGCCATACGACCGGAGCCTATCCAGTCGCAGTTCCCCCAGGCACTGCGGGCTTCCTGAAAGCTGAAGCGCGCTTTTGAAGGTAACGTCACCACGCGGCGAACGATGGCCTCTTCCAGCCAGCACAGAAACATCTGGCTCGCCTGACGGGATGCGACGAATTTTCGCCGTCCCATAAAGTGCGCCCACGACTCGTTCGCGCTGGCCCGTGCCGTGGAGTAGCTCATCTGGGCGTAATTCCGGGAAAGCTGCTCATACGAGACACCCAGCCCGGCAGCGATATACCGCAGCAGTGACTGCTCAAACACGGAGTAGCCGTTATCCGTGTCCTGAGCCGTCTGCAGGTTCAGTGAGTCACCCGGCATCAGGTGCGGCACTTTTGCGCCTCCCAGCCGGACCGGTGCGGCGGAGTAATACGCGGCAATTTCACCAATCCAGCCGGTCAGCCTTTCCCGCTGCTCCTGACTGTTCGCGCCCAGAATAAAATCCATCGCTGACTGCGTATCCAGCTCACTTTCAATGGTGGCGGCATACATCGCCTTTATGAAAAGACAGGAAAAAATAAAATTTAAAAACAGTACATTACGAATGCTCAGACCTATCGTTTAAAGGAGTCGCAATACACACTGCAATACACGATTATTTATAAGATGAGCGGCATCCGTCATAAAGCTGGTGGATGCTTTTTCTATGCATATATGCACAGTTTTAGTGGGCGTTAATGTCGATATAGGGATCCCCATATCGAGATTGGATACCTGGCTTTTTTCCGGTTAACCTTTAATCAGGCTGGTGGGCTTTACCTGTTTTGTATGAGTGGTCATCATGACCATGTCATAACAAAAACCCCATATTCGTGGTTTTTCTGTGTCGGGCTATTCTGTCGTTGCTGTGCTGATTTGACTGGTGGGCTGAATCATCATTACGGCGATGCAGCTATGTAGACGTTCCGGCCTCCTCAAATTGAGGATTGTGGAAGAATCAATGGGTTAGTCTTACTTTCCCGACATCCCCCAATGGGGGTTTTCGAAACAATCAATAGCTTAGGCTTACTTCCCCGATTTCCTGCATTGCAGGTTTTCGAAATAATCAATGGGTTAGGCCATCGTGCAATTTTGCACTTTGCCAGCCAGCGCAATGTCGCGTTATCAGTCCTCAGATGTGAGGGATGTAGCCAGCTTTTCCCCCAGTGGGGGATATCCAGCACCGACGGCTTAACTGTGCGTGCCAGCACAAGGTAGCCTTGAACTACTTACTGCATCCCATCTTACAGGCCGTGCCTTCCTGCTTAACTTTTTGCAATGCAACAAGTCAGCCAGCGCAATTTTGCGTTATCGGGAATATCAGCAAGTTACCGCCGCAATCGTTCCGGCTTCTTCCACTGGTAAGTATTTTTCGCGCTCTCCCTCCGTTGTTGAGAACGGCGACGATATGCCAGCAACTCAAGGACTCTTGTTCGTATGTTGCGCATATCCACGCCGTTAAGCTCAATACCGTCACGGCGCATCACCTCAGCCACTACACGCACATAATTATCTGCGGTCACGCTGTCCGGCTGCGTGGCCTGTTCGTCATGCTGCTTGCTGATTCCACAAGCACGGCGGATTAATCGCAGTATTTCGGATTCAGTCATAGCGTACTACGTTACTTATCTTTATTCGGCTGCAACTTATCCGGTACGTTTCCGGCAGTTTCCATCAGATAATCGGACAGCATCAGCGGTATGTTTTCGTCAAGTTTTGCGCATGCGTTACAGGCTCTGATAACTTCTTTTTTCAGTCCATCCAGCATAGACGGCTTCATGTCGGGAAACTTCCTTGTCATGGCAAGCGGCAGGCTGTCCATGATTGAAGAAATCTGACTCGCCAATTTTGAAAGCACGTATATACAAAACGCTGTATCAATAACGTCGCCGCGTTCGCGCTCGTTTTTAAGCTCCTGCGCCTCTGCCTGTGCTGTCAGCAATCTGATCCTGACTCGTAGGAGTTCATCATCATCAATCTCGCCTTTGTCGTCTGTAATCTGGTTAATTGCATTGCTAACCCGATTGTCTATTACGCTGGCAACATCATAAAACGCCTCGCGGCCTTTACGTTCAACGGGAGTCACTCCCCACTTGTCGAACGCTGTCGCACTTACACGGCAGCTTTGCGCCATGTTTTTTTTGTTCATCAGGTGCGATTTCATCAATATCCCCACTTAAGTAATGTTTCAGGTTGGTGTATTGGCTTTATCTTTTCCTTTTTATTCATAGAGATAGAGCGAGCAACAAAACCACCACCAGCACCCGAAAAAGGCTCATAAATAGCGAAAACCCGCGAGGTCGCCGCCCCGTAGCCTACCGGATCGCCGGAAAGGACCCGCCAGCCAGAACGGGCCCTAATTTCATCAACCAATCAACTTATAGCGACCATCCCGTGCATTGCGACGTACACGCTCAATCTTGAGGCATAGCGCCGCATCTGGCTTTTTTGGGACAGGTACGCGGCAATATTCAGAAGATCGAGGAATATTGTTTATCCAGTCGATCACTTCACTTAAATACCAGGCCTTACGCCCTTCCGTAACCTGTACGCGTTCGGGGAACTCTCCGCGAGCCTCAAGGTTTAGCAATGTGCGACGGCTAAGGGTAGTAAGTTCCATCACCTGATTCATATCAACAAGGCGTTCACTTAAACGCATTTTGTCAGCAATAGCCTTTAATTCCTCTACTGCTGGATCCGGATACATCATTTCGGCAATTGGCTTAAGGTCATTGTAATGATTCTGCATTGTATCCCCCTTTACACACGAGCCAGCGGCTGAACAGAAATACCTGAGCCAACAAACGCGGCAACCTTTGCCGACAGTTCTTTTACAGACTCAGGCCAGTTCAGAGCATCAACATTTAAAACACCTGTCTTATAAACCTGTGCCTGTGTTTTTTTCGCTGTGTCGATTTGTACAGCGGAAACATAAACCGCTTTACCTACGCTCGAACCATCCCATACCACCAGTGCACCTGTTGCATCTTCCTGCATCAGTGGCGTAAATGCAGGAATTACCCCTTTATTAGCTGAAAATATCCCCAGCGTAGTCACCAGTGCTTCAGTGCCAGCCATGAGTTCAGTGTAATGAGTAGCCATTGCTCCCCCTTAGCCAATGCGAACGGTAACAAAACGATTGATGCGGGCCGGTATTGGCTGTGGTGCTGAATGTGTCTGCACATATTCAATAGCCGGATCACCAGGCACAATATAGTTTTTCGGTGCAAGTTCGGCTTTAGTCAGCCCCATTCGGATTAGCTCCGGATCCTGAATACCGCCATAGGCGACAATCCCCTGAAGAGCCGTATTGCCAAGCACCATCAAATCAGGATCAAGGAAATGTTTTTCTGTTCCGTCCTCGTCGGTATAACGCCCGCTGTAAACAACAATCGCAACATCGCCCATATACCCTTTAAAACTCACCGAATCACCAAGGTCTTTAAGGGCCGTTTCCAGTTCGGAATTAGAACCACGACGGGTATCCAAAGCCTCTTTTATCGCTCTGAATGAACGGTATTTCTTCCATACATTACCACCCATAATGATGATATTAGTGACGCCCTCACTAAATTCTGCGTAGCTCTCAATATCATCATTTGGATCAAAAGTTTCTTTATCCTTACCTGACCACTCAGTACCGCCAGACTGAGTGATGATATTTTGTGGTTTTATATTCCAGTCCAGCTCATAACGTTCAATACCATCGCCCTCAATGATATTTTTCCCCGTTGTGATTGCCTGAACAGCAAGCCATTCAATACGTGCACGAATAGCTTTAGCCTGATTTACAATCGCCTGTTTAACTTTAATATTACGCGCCCCAAAAGCATTGTATTGCTCAGGTGACACACCAGCAGGGCGCACAGCTAACTTATTTGGATCAATGCTGCTTTTCGGCTTCATATAACCTGGACGAATTGTTTTTGATTCGTATCCCTCATCTCGTGAAACTTTACTGCCCACCATAGGAGAGCAAAACGCCGCGATCGGGATATTTGGATCGTCGATCGTATCAAGAATAATGTCTCTCGATTCAAACATTACCGAGCGAGTGAAAAACAAACTGGTAAACAACGCATTTAATTTTTTTTGCACATCTTCAGCATTAGCCACCTGCACAAGCTGTGTAGGCGAATATAAATCAACCATACTCATCCTCTTTACATTCATTACAAATAATTGTGAATATATTCTATTACCGATGTCTGCTATGCGAATACATGCAATCAAGTGCAATGTTGTATAAAATATGCCGTAACAACTTCAGTGCTGATAATTCGTGTTAATGTATTTACTTCCTTTGGTCGGGATTTATGTAGCATGCCGGAAAATCTATTTTTTTCCGGCATCTTTTTGTTTGCAGAATTTAAAACGGTATATTATCGCCGTACGGATCATCATTCCCCGACTGTTGTTTTGCCCTGTTCAGTGCGTCAGTGGCCTGCCCCTGCTGGCCTTTTTTGCCGCCCGGTCGCGCCGTTCGCGCACTGATTACGCTGTCTGCGATAACCTGCCAGCCCCGCCGCGTTTCGCCGTTCTGGCCTGTCCACTGGCTTACCTGCATGTTACCCGCCACGCTCACCAGTTCGCCTTTGTGGTGTTTTGCCAGTGCGTCGGCCTGTCTGCCAAACGCCAGGACGGATATCCCAGGTGGCCTGAACGAACAGTTCACCGTTAAAGGCGTGCATGGCCACACCTTCCCGAATCATCATGGTAAACGTGCGTTTTCGCTCAACGTCAATGCAGCAGCAGTCATCCTCGGCAAACTCTTTCCATGCCGCTTCAACCTCGCGGGAAAAGGCACGGGCTTCTTCCTCCCCGATGCCCAGATAGCGCCAGCTTGGGCGATGACTGAGCCGGAAAAAAGACCCGACGATATGATCCTGATGCAGCTGGATGGCGTTGGCGGCATAGCCGTTATTGCGTACCAGATCGTCTGCGCGGGCATTGCCACGGGTAAAGTTGGGCAACAGGGCAGCATCCACACTTTCACCCGGTGGATTCCACGCCCGCAACTGCCCACCAAATCCGCTGCCACCGCCGTGATAACCGGCATATTCGCGCAGCGATGTCATGCCGTCCGGCCCCAGAAGGGTGGGAATAGTGGGCGTTTTCATACATAAAATCCTGCAGGTCCCCTGCGTCGCTGTGTCATGCCGGTCTGCACTTCCAGCTCTGCAATGTATTTTTTCAGGTCAGACACGGAAGTGGCCGTAAACTCCACCCTTCGTCCATCTTTCTGTACTGTTGCCACCCGTTTACCTGTCATCAGGTCATGCAGTGCCGCACGGGCAGCGGCAAGTTCTTCCTGTCGCGTCATTCATCCTCTCCGGATAAGGCACGGGCGTAATCTGCCAGTGTTTTCTTGTTGGTTGCTGCACCATCCTCTTCCTGCAGGCTCGCCAGCAGTGCACTGAGATCCAGCTGCCAGCGGGAAATACTGATGCGCAGCGCCGCCAGCGCATAAACGAAGCAGTCGAGCGCCTCATTGCGTCGCTTTTTGCTGTCCCACAGTATTTTTTTCCTGCCATCCCCCCATTTTTCGACCTGCTCTTCAGCAGTCAGCTGCTGCGCTTCGGTCAGATCAAAAATATCCGGGTTATTCGGGAAGTGAACGGCACCGGGAAGCGGTTCATCCCCTTCCGGCGTCAGTGTGAAGCGGTTATAAATCTGCTCTTTCGCGGTATCCGTACCGATTTCGGTAAGGTAAACCCCGTTTTTGTTTCGCTTACGTGGCATGCTGGCCACCGGCTTTCCGTAAACGGATGCCCCTTTAATGGGGATCACCCGGAACAGCCCATGCTTTTTCGAGCGTTCATACACAATGGTCGGGTCAATCCCGCCAGTATCCCAGCAGATACGGGATACCGACATTTCTGCACCATTCCGGCGGGTATAGGTTTTATTGATGGCCTCATCCACACGCAGCAGCGTCTGTTCATCATCGTGGCGGCCCATAATAATCTGCCGGTCAATCAGCCAGCTTTCCTCACCCGGCCCCCATCCCCATACTCGCATTTCGTAGCGGTCCAGCTGGGAGTCGATACCGGCGGTCAGGTAAGCCACACGGTCAGGAACGGGCGCTGAATAATGCTCTTTCCGCTCTGCCATCACTTCAGCATCCGGACGTTCGCCGATTTTCGCCTCCCACGTCTCACCGAGCGTGGTGTTTACGAAAGTTTTACGTTTTCCCGTATCCCCTTTCGTCTTCATCCAGTCTTTGACAATCTGCACCCAGGTGGTGAACGGGCTGTACGCCGTCCAGATGTGAAAGGTCACACTGTCCGGTGGCTCAATCTCTTCACCGGATGACGAAAACCAGAGAATGCCATCACGGGTCCAGATCCCGGTCTTTTCGCAGATATAACGGGCATCAGTAAAGTCCAGCTCCTGCTGACGGATGACGCAGGCATTATGCTCGCAGAGATAAAACACGCTGGAGGGATCATCCGGCGTCCATTTGAGGCCAAACGGCGTCTCTTTATCGCCAAATTTAAGGTACTGCTCCTCCCCACAGTGCGGGCAGGCAACATGAAAACGCATAAAATGCGGGGATTCACTGGCTGCACGCTCAATCTGGCAGGTGCCTCTCACTTTGGGCGTGGAGCCACGGATGGACTTTGGCCAGACCGAGCCTTCAATACGCTTATCGCCCAGGAACGTCGGAGAGCCTTCCTGTTCAATATCCTCATCAAAGGCAGCAAGTTCATCATAACCCGCCACATCCACTGACTTTTCACGGTAGTTTTTTGCCGCTTTACCGCCCAGGCACCAGAAGCCACGCCCATTGGTGAAACGCTTCATGGTGAGCGTGTTATCCCGGTGCTTTTTGCCATACCACGGGGCCAGCGCCAGCAGCGACGGAATATCACGAATAGTCGGCTCAACGTGGGTTTTCATAAAGTTCTCGGCATCACCATCCGTCGGCAACCAGATAAGGGTGTTGCGCTGCTTATGCTCTATGAAGTAGGCATAAACACCCAGCAGCATTTTGGAATAACCAACACGGGCAGACTTCACCACATTCACCTCGCGGATGTAGTCACTGCCCATCGCATTCATGATGGCCCGCTGAAAGGGCAGTGTTTCCCAGCGCCCTTCCTGGTATGCGGATTCTTTCGGGAGATAGTAACTGGCATCCGCCCATTCAACGGCGGTCTGTGGCTCCGGCCTGAACAGTGAGCGAAGCCCGGCGCGGACAAAATGCCGCAGCCTGTTAACCTGACTGTTCGATATATTCACTCAGCAACCCCGGTATCAGTTCATCCAGCGCGGCTGCTTTGTTCATGGCTTTGATGATATCCCGTTTCAGGAAATCAACATGTCGGTTTTCCAGTTCCGGAAAACGCCGCTGCACCGACAGGGGGATCCCGTCGAGAATACTGGCAATTTCACCTGCGATCCGCGACAGCACGAAAGTACAGAATGCGGTTTCCACCACTTCAGCGGAGTCTCTGGCATTCTTCAGTTCCTGTGCGTCGGCCTGCGCACGCGTAAGTCGATGGCGTTCGTACTCAATAGTTCCTGGCTGGAGATCTGCCTCGCTGGCCTGCCGCAGTTCTTCAACCTCCCGGCGCAGCTTTTCGTTCTCAATTTCAGCATCCCTTTCGGCATACCATTTTATGACGGCGGCAGAGTCATAAAGCACCTCATTACCCTTGCCACCGCCTCGCAGAACGGGCATTCCCTGTTCCTGCCAGTTCTGAATGGTACGGATACTCGCACCGAAAATGTCAGCCAGCTGCTTTTTGTTGACTTCCATTGTTCATTCCACGGACAAAAACAGAGAAAGGAAACGACAGAGGCCAAAAAGCTCGCTTTCAGCACCTGTCGTTTCCTTTCTTTTCAGAGGGTATTTTAAATAAAAACATTAAGTTATGACGAAGAAGAACGGATACGCCTTAAACCGGAAATTTTTCATAAATAGCGAAAACCCGCGAGGTCGCCGCCCCGTAACCTGTCGGATCGCCGGAAAGGACCCGCAAAATGATAATAATTATCATCTACATGTCACAACGTGCATCTACGCCATCAAACCACGTCAAATAATCAATTATGACGCAGGTATCGTATTAATTGATCTGCATCAACTTAACGTAAAAACAACTTCAGACAATACAAATCAGCGACACTGAATACGGGGCAACCTCATGTCAACGAAGAACAGAACCCGCAGAACAACAACCCGCAACATCCGCTTTCCTAACCAAATGATTGAACAAATTAACATCGCTCTTGAGCAAAAAGGGTCTGGGAATTTCTCAGCCTGGGTCATTGAAGCCTGCCGTCGGAGACTAACGTCAGAAAAGAGAGCATATACATCAATCCAAAGTGATGATGGATGAACATCCCGGTTTCTTCCACCATCGCACCGGAAAAGCGACTATGAGGGTAACCCTGCGTCTGTCAGCACAGTAAAACCCGGTGTGCATCGTTTTTGATTATTCCCGCACACTCACGCAGAAGGAATTCCCCGTCGGGCTACGGTCATGGTTAATGCGGGAATACGGCGACGATACAGCGCAGCTAAAAGGGTAATGGACAGATAGAGCGGTTTATTTCATTCCACAGGATTCTGAGTGCCCCCCCCTCCTCCAATAGGCTGAGCATCCACCTATATAGTTTTAATTTTCATCAATCCATTTAACTATCGTTTAATTGTTGTCACATAGGATTCTGCCGTTTTTAACAATGCAGGATAATAAGATGAAAAAAATGTTGTTTTCTGCCGCTCTGGCAATGCTTATTACAGGATGTGCTCAACAGACGTTTACTGTTGGAAACAAACCGACAGCAGTAACACCAAAGGAAACCATCACCCATCATTTCTTCGTTTCGGGAATTGGACAGGAGAAAACTGTTGATGCAGCCAAAATTTGTGGCGGCGCAGAAAATGTTGTTAAAACAGAAACCCAGCAAACATTCGTAAATGGATTTCTCGGTTTTATTACTTTAGGCATTTATACTCCGCTGGAAGCGCGTGTGTATTGCTCACAATAATTGCATGAGTTGCCCATCGATATGGGCAGCTCTATCTGCACTGCTCATTAATATACTTCTGGGTTCCTTCCAGTTGTTTTTGCATAGTGATCAGCCTCTCTCTGAGGGTGAAATAATCCCGTTCAGCGGTGTCTGCCAGTCGGGGGGAGGCTGCATTATCCACGCCGGAGGCGGTGGTGGCTTCACGCACTGACTGACAGACTGCTTTGATGTGCAACCGACGACGACCAGCGGCAACATCATCACGCAGAGCATCATTTTCAGCTTTCGCATCAGCTAACTCCTTCGTGTATTTTGCATCGAGCGCAGCAACATCACGCTGACGCATCTGCATGTCAGTAATTGCCGCGTTCGCCAGCTTCAGTTCTCTGGCATTTTTGTCGCGCTGGGCTTTGTAGGTAATGGCGTTATCACGGTAATGATTAACAGCCCATGACAGGCAGACGATGATGCAGATAACCAGAGCGGAGATAATCGCGGTTACTCTGTTCATTGCTGACCCCACAAACAGATTTCACGCTCAATCTCACGACGAGTCATGAGACCTTTCCATTGCTTACCGCCAGCATATGTCCAGCGACGTAGCTGATCACATGCGCCTTTGATATCGCCCTGGTTTATTTTGCGAAGAAGCGTCGATGTTCTGAAATTGCCAGCACCCACGTTGTAAACGAATGAGTAAAGAGCGCCGCGCATTGTTTCCGGTATATCGACTTTGATGTACGGGTTAATTTGTCTGGCGACCGTGGCAAGGTCTTTATTCAGGAGGGCTTTGCATTCTGCTTTGGTATACGTTTTACCGAGCATGATGTCTTTTCCTGTATGCCCGTGACATACAGTCCATACACCAACAATATCTTTGTATGGTATGTAGCTGACACCTTCCAGACCATCGTTACCACTTGGGCCAGTGATTAACACTGATGCTATAGCAATTGCTCCGCCACCAATAGCAGCAGCAACGGCTTTTCGTAATGATGGAGGCATTATTCACCTCTCGCAGCCTTGCGCTTATCTTCTTTAATCTTGAAATAAAGGTTTGTCAGGTACGTCAGCAGGCCAAATACCAGGCTACCCAGCACACCTATTGCTGCCCACTGTGAGGGCGTGACTTTATCGAGCAGCTGTAAAAACCAGTAACCGGCACTACCTGCTGAGGTGCCATAGGCGACACCCGTTGTTAACTTATCCATGGATTTCATAACCCCACCTCGCAGACAAAGCGGGTGTAAATTAAGGGGATATTACGTATCGCAATAAAGGCAGAAACGTAACAGATTCGGAGTCAGTGAATAACTCAGGTATTGGGTTATCAGCTAATATCGAGACTCAAAAAATGGAAAAACCCGCTCGACGGCGGGTTTAAGCTGTGTGACGAAGTAACCACTCTTAACAGCATAACCAATTTTTTACGTACGTAAACTACTAAATGATATTTGTGAGAATGCCACCGAGTGTTCAAAACACCACCACAAATACATAAGAAAACTTCAACAAATAATCAGTTAATAATTTCCGATGTTATTTTTAGTTTGTTTAAATTAAGCTAAAGAATTATAGAGCACTTATAAATAAGTGCCATTAATATAAATTAGCTAATAGATTTATTTTTGTTCAGACAAGAGCCATGAATAGGATTAGATAGAAAAGGTTCAGATAAAAATAGAGATCTACTTCACAAATTAAATGAGAAACTAAAACTTACATCTTGAAATAATCACATTGATTAGATGAATATTTATCGCGCAGTGACATCATTTTTTAATAATAGTTCAAAAAAAGGGCGTACAATGAAAAAATTAACAGTGGCAATTTCTGCTGTAGCTGCATCAGTACTGATGGCGATGTCTGCTCAGGCAGCTGAAATTTATAATAAAGACAGTAACAAGCTGGATCTATACGGGAAAGTTAATGCCAAGCACTACTTCTCCTCTAATGATGCAGATGATGGTGATACTACTTATGCCCGTCTTGGCTTCAAAGGTGAAACCCAAATCAACGATCAACTGACTGGTTTCGGTCAGTGGGAATATGAATTCAAAGGCAACCGTGCTGAATCTCAAGGTTCTTCCAAAGACAAAACCCGTCTTGCATTTGCAGGCCTGAAATTTGGTGATTACGGCTCCATCGATTACGGCCGTAACTACGGTGTAGCATACGACATCGGTGCGTGGACTGACGTTCTGCCAGAATTCGGTGGTGATACCTGGACCCAAACAGATGTGTTCATGACTGGTCGCACTACTGGTGTTGCAACTTATCGTAACAACGACTTCTTTGGTCTGGTCGATGGCCTGAACTTTGCTGCTCAGTATCAGGGTAAAAATGACCGCACTGACGTAACTGAAGCCAATGGTGATGGTTTCGGTTTCTCCACTACTTATGAGTATGAAGGATTCGGCGTGGGTGCAACCTATGCTAAATCAGATCGCACTGACGGTCAGGTCGCCTATGGTAAGAGCAAATTCAATGCCTCCGGCAAAAATGCGGAAGTATGGGCTGCAGGCCTGAAATATGATGCGAACAATATCTATCTGGCTACCACATATTCTGAAACTCAGAATATGACCGTTTTTGGTAATAACCATATTGCAAACAAAGCACAAAACTTTGAAGCAGTAGCACAATATCAGTTTGACTTCGGTCTGCGCCCATCTGTTGCTTACCTTCAGTCAAAAGGTAAAGACCTTGGTGTTCATGGTGACCGAGACTTAGTCAAGTATGTCGATGTCGGTGCTACTTACTACTTTAATAAAAACATGTCTACTTTTGTTGATTACAAAATCAACTTAATTGACGATAGTAAGTTTACCAAAACAGCTGGTATTGATACCGACGACATCGTCGCTGTAGGTCTGGTTTATCAGTTCTAATCTGACTTACGAAAAAGATATGTTGCGGGAGGCTTTGCCTCCGCAACATATAAGTGGAGCCCTCAAGCCACTTCCTTTAGAAGCACTACCTTGCTTCTTACTATATAAACCTTCTGTTATATATTACCCTTTATTTTGGGGGCGTTTCCACGCCCCATTTTTAATAACTTTTAGTAAACAATTGCATATCAATTAGAATTATTAGCAACGATATCCATATCTAACCGGATATCTAATGCCATTAACATCCCTTCAATTATGCCCTCAGCCTTCTGTAACCTTTTCCCGATATAACCATCCGAGCAGCAATGCTTACTTGCCAGTGACATGAATGTCATACCACATACATAATAATCTACTAATAAATCGTGTAAATCGCTGTTGTTCTTTTTCAGACGGGCCATGCACCCGCAAATGATCATCGCGTCATCGTCACAACAATGCGGGCGAGATTTTACTTTTGAAGGAATTAATCCCTTAAAACCGGCGGCAATGGACGACCAGGCCACATCTTCATGATTATTAGCCGCCCACGCTCCCCAACGTTCAAGAACCATCTGAATATCACGCATTAACTTTCTCCACAAAATCAGGCCAGCACACCAATCGCCAGTGCGCGATCGATAAAACGAAATATCAGCTCCAGCTGGGAGCCATACTTCTCTTCAAATGCCACGGTATCCGCATGCAGTTCGTCGTGGTGTTTTCTGCACAAAGGCAGCACAAAAAGGTCATGCGCTTTTGTACCCATTCCACCCTGACCATGGCCTATCAGATGATGCGGATCATCAGCTGGCTTTCCACAACATGCACACGGCTGCGTCTTAACCCAGCGCGTGTACTGTTCATTAACCCAGCGACGACGTTTGGGGCGTAACATAAAAGACTCCGGCGACTCCGGATCCACTTTCAGCGCCAGCACCTTTTTCGCTTTATCCTGGATAATGCTGGTGGCAGGAACCGAAGGCACAAGGTCACTTTCCCGGGTGACAGACGGCAAAACAGACTTCGGTAATCTCAGTGCCTTACGGGCTGCGCTTTCCGGTAAGGCATCCGCCAGGTCATTACGAACCAGCCACCAGCACAGTTCCGGCATTGTCACGGCATGGTTATCATTAAAATCGAGATCCCGACGGACTACAGACAACACCCAACGGGCACAGTTATCCGTTGCCATTGATTCCAGCCGCTCCGTGAACTGATCACGTAACTGATTATCGCAGTGCCAGCACAGACGGATTGCGCCCGGCGCGTGTCGCATTGTGGTCATGTTCTCGCTGTGCCAGTCGGAATGAGGCCACTGGCAGCCTTTTTCACGAAGTAACCAGCTTTCAAGACATTCCACCCCACCAGCACGACGAATCACTGCCTCATTACGGAACACGGCCCGAACGGCAGGATCATCCGCCAGCGGTTGTGATGCCGCGGGAACGGCACCACTGGCGAAAGATGAATAATGCTCCGGCTCAGGCTCCAGCAGTACACGCCCCTGCATAAACAGGGGCATCAGCTCTGAACCGGGCCTGAACAATACGATCCCCATACGCGGGGCAATTTCAGGGGTCAATAGTGCTCTCACGGTCACCTCAATGAACGGTATCGAGCAGCTTTAACAGCTCAGGGAATCGGGATTCGAAGAAATGCGGCTGCGTCTCGCGCGGATTTGCGGGACTGGTGATGTTCTTGCCGAACATGCAGCCTTTCGCTGTCAGCGACCAGAATTTTTTGATGTTGTTAATCGCGGTACGGCTGTATCGTTCGCGCTGCTCGACGATCCCCAGCTTCACCATCTGGTGATATGCCTGATTAGCTGTCAGGCGGATACCATACTGCTTCAGCAGTGCACTCAGTGACAGCGTGGGACGGCTTGAGCCATCAGGCGCGTCAGCAGGAGCATCAATGGCATAGCGCGGTGCCAGATTCGGTAAGCCAACAGCCTCCTGGAGTTTCTGACAGGCACCAAGCACTGAAGAGTTAGACAGGTTTAACTCCCGGCGCATAAAGTCCAGCAGAATCACGCCAGCCTGCATCTTGTCAGCAGCCTGCCCGGATAATTTTTCCGATGCGCTGGTTACCATATCGAAAGTACGGATCACCTTCAGATGGAATGACGGGCTGATCCACATTGCATAGGCATACACCAGTTCTTTGCAGACATACGTCCCCTGGTTATTTCCGCCACGAATAACGTTAACTGGCTCTATATTGACCGAGTTGCAAATCTGCAACTCGCTTATTAAACGTTCAGTTTGCTCATTGCGGAGCCAGAATGCAGGCTTATGCTTATCCAGAGAACCGGCAGCCCTGTGCAGATCGTTCAGGCTGTAACGCCCATAAGCATCACGACGAACTTCAATACCATCAATGACCATCAGATTATTCATACTTCGTTTCTCCTCTTGATCAGGCGGCTGCACCCGCCGTTTTCTCGTACTTACTGATAGTGATCTCGACCTTCCCTTCCGGGATAACCGGTCCCCACTCCACCAGCATTCTTTTCACCTGGCTGTCGTCTTCCCACACACCCGCGTGGGTCAGGGCGTCAAACAGCGCCTTGTTATAGTTGTCCAGATCGCGGATCCGGTTATCCGGAGGAAACAACACGATCTCCACTGAAGCAGGTGCCGACGTTGGTTTCGGCAGACGACGTAACTGCTCAACTATTGCTGTGCACGCCGCACTCTGGAATTTTCGCCCCGCCGCGCTTATCAGGCTCTTACCAGCAAATGCCACTTTGTTGGGGTGTCGCCAGTAGGTGTTCACGCTGGGTGGAAAAGGCAGAATCAGCTTCATACTTTCAGCCCCCTCTCATGTAACCAGTGGGCTGCACGCAGCCTGGCGTTTTCCTCACCAGCAAGCAGTGCGCGGATAATCCCGGCCACCTCGCTGTCGTCGTCCTTCACCGCGGTATGAAGCGTGATGCCCCGGGCCACGCCACGCTTTATCGTGATGACGCCTTTTTTCTCCAGTGCGCGAAGATGCTCCACCGCTGCATTCACTGAACGGTATCCCAGCATGGTAGCCACCTCCTGATTGGTTGGCGGGAAGCCACGTTCTTTCTGGTAAGAAATCAGCATATCCAGCACCTGCTGCTGGCATTGAGTTAACGTCGTCATTAAGCCCCCACGTAATTCCCTGACAGATACCACTCTTCACCCGATACAGCGCGCTTGCTGCTTTTCCGTAAACACCGCTCACGACGCGCAAGAAAATTGTTTCGCTCTTGCTGGGAGTGGCTTTCACGGAATGCCGCCATCCACACCGTTGCAGCACGACGGTATAAGCCCCTGGACTCCAGTTCTTCCGCCTGGCGGGTCAGGCACAAAATCACCCGGGGATCGTTAGTGCCGACATAGAAATTGCGCACAGGTCTGGATTCACGAACTGGTTGCGGTTCCGGCTCCTGCGGTATCTCAGTCAGCCGCGGGAAATGTCTGCGTGTATCCCCTTCACAACGGTGAGCCACACGCCCACTCTGACGTAACTTGCTTGCTGACTGCAGAACGCGCTGTCGTGAGTAACCTGCAAAAGCATCCGCAATGTCTCCGGAAGTACACCCCGGATGGGCTTCAATGAATTTCTGAACGTCATTCAAAAGACTCATGATCACCCCCTGAATCCTGCCGGGATCTGGCTGTAGTCCACGTTGTCGTAACTGGCTTTGAAGTACGGGTCTTCGCGTTTTTCGGTGTACGTGCTGACGGACGGCGATAAGCGCAGGGAAAGCTCATCCCATTTTTCCCGCAGCTTCGACGGGCTGAGCACGTTACGGCACCAGAACGGATCGCGACTGACGCGGCTGTACATCTCGCAGATTTGTTTATGAGTACGACCATCCTGCACACACATCAGGCGAATTTCGTTTGCCCAGGCTATCCAGTTCGGTTCTTTGGGACGAACCACCTCGCCGTCACATTCGGCGGCATGCTCGTACAGGGCGATGATTTTTTTCCAGAGCCACTGTGCGCAGGTCAAATCATCCTGCGTCCCCCACTGGCGCTTTTTAGGGCTGAATACAACCGCATCAGGATGGCGAGTTAAAAAATCCTGTTCAGCCGTCTGCGTGTCCGGTTGCGAAGCGTCCGGACGAGAAGTTTTTTTATCTGACGGATCATGTTTTGATTTTACTGACGGATCCCCACCAGATTCTGACGGGTGAAAACCCGCTTTTTTGCCAGATTTCGACGCATCAAATTTTGACGGGTCAGATTTTGATGCGTCAGATTTTGACGGGTCAGAATCTGACAGTTGAGAAAATGCCGCTGCCTGAAGCTTCGCAACGTTAAGCTGATAAACATTCGACGCATTGCGGTTAATCCATCATTTGGATTGGGGTAAATATCAGGACGCAGTTCATGAGGGGTCACGGACCAGTTTCCCAACTCACAAAGTTGTAAAACCCGTTCTGACGGGACTTGATTGTTAATTACCCAATTAGCGACGGATTGAGTGGACTTAAAACCAAAGTGACGGGCTACTTCAGATAAAGATTTTCCCGCAGCTTTTACTGCTTTCTCTGTGTAGTTTTGAGATGACATACCTTTCTCCTCTGAAATTCAGAGGGATGATGCTACTTAAAATAGCAGAATGCAACTACTTAAAATAGAAATGACTAGCGTATGTGATGCGAGTAACCTTCTACCTATGGTAGAAGAACAGAAGTATCCAGATTTCGCCAAGAGACTAAACGAGCTAATGACAAACAAGGGAATTTCTGTCACCCAACTCAAAAGTCTTGTGGGCGTTACATATGAAATGGCGCGGCGATACACAATCGGCGCTGCGAAGCCTCGTGCCTCTGTCATGAATAAACTTGCATTGGCTCTGGGGGTATCAGCTTCATATTTAGAATATGGTGTTGGCGAGAGAGAAGGATGTAAGGAAATGGCAAGCATCCCCAATCCAACAAAACCCGATGTATACAGGATAGAAGTTTTGGATCTTAGCGTTAGCGCAGGACCTGGAACCTATATGCTTTCAGACTATGTTGATGTGCTCTACGCCATTGAGTTCACAACAGAGCATGCCCGTTCTCTTTTCGGTAATCGTTCTCAAGATGATATTAAAGTTATGACTGTAAATGGCGACAGCATGTCCCCTACTCTAGTTTCCGGAGATCGACTGTTTGTCGACATTTCTGTTCGCAACTTCCAAACTGATGGTGTTTACTCTTTCGTTTATGGTAAGACGTTCCACGTTAAACGTCTACAAATGCAAGGCAACAAACTCGCCGTTCTTTCGGATAATCCAGCCTATGAGAAATGGTACATTGATGAGAAGTCCCAAGATCAACTTTATGTTATGGGCAAAGCATTGATACACGAATCAATTAAATACAACCGGCTTTAGTTCTTCGTTTAGACTATAGAACTAAAGGTGAAAAAATAATATTTATCAAGCAAGTGCTATTACTAATAGTTGTTTTACTCTCTTATTTTTATTAAACATTATCATTAACAATATAAAATAATCACCCAGCGTAAATTACAATATGCTGGGGGTCGAAAGGATAGAGAAATATGACAAAATCAATTTGTTTTTTTAATCATAAAGGTGGGGTAAGTAAAACCACAACAACCTTCAATCTTGGATGGGCACTTGCGGATGAAGGCAAGAAAGTATTGATGGTTGACCTTGATTCGCAATGTAATCTAACAGGAATGGTTCTTGGCTATGAAAAGATTGATGAGGGTTTAGATTCTTTTTATTCTAGCAGAGATAACTTAACTCTTGGACCTATTGTAGAATATTTGATTAATGGCGGACAACCTGAAGCATACCTTGAAAAAGAAACGGGAAAATTACACCCTACACTGCATGAAAACCTTCTGCTTCTTCCCGGACATTTAGATGTTTCGGACTTAGATTCACAGATAAGTGTTTCTCTAAAAATTGCTGCTGGTATTCCTGCTACAAGAAATATACCAGGGAACCTGCCAAAAATATTACAGCTAATCGCCATGAAGAATAATATTGATTACATTCTTTATGATCTCAGCCCTAATGTTGGAGGTTTAAATGAAGTAGTTCTCATGTCAAGTGACTATTTTATCGTACCTGTAGCTCCAGACTTTTTTTGCTGGCAAGCAATTCGCTCTCTCTCAAAAAATATACCTCGCTGGCACAAAGAATTAGCATTATTTAAAGAAAATAATGATGGTAACTCTTCACAATCAATTAAAAATGCACCGCAGTTTCTAGGTATGATTCAGCAGAGATACAGGCCGCGTAAAGGAGCACCTGTAAAATCTTTCGAAAAATGGATGGCAGCTATCCGTGATGCTGTTGATTCGATCTTAGTGCCAAATCTAGAAAAAATTACCTGCATAATTCCACGAGATAAAGTGCAACATGCAATTAACAAAACAACAGTCAGTGGAGATTTATCAGCCTATGATCTTGCGCATATTTCCGATTTCAACTCATTAATCGCAATAAGCCAACAACTAGCGACACCTGTTTTCTCCATCAGTGATCAGCAAATTCGCGATTCAGGGCAATTTGGGCATGCCTTAAATACAATGAAATCAAGCAGAGACGCCTTTAACGAACAATTTAAAGGGCTGGCTCAACGAGTTCTAGAACTTACAAAGTAATGCATGTGCCCGGCCGCATAACCGGGCTTTACTCTTCTTTCTCCCTGATTAATCTCATAAAAAACTCCCTCCTCATAATTCACTATGCTCAATACCTACTCCAACTTCGTGCGATATTTTCAGTTTACAGCATAGTAAATCAGCAAAAACATTTAACTTTCAATTAATTATAGAAAAATCATAGACAACAACAAATATCTACTTTTTGTTGTTGATTTTTGCTACTTTAAGTAGCAACATAATGTAAGCTATCACGGACAGGCAGGACGCCCACGAAGTAGCCGCCGGTGGCGTATGAATGACCGGATGATTCGTTAGCAACAAAAAAGCGCCCTACAGGACGCTTAGCTCTTTAACAATCTTAGTATCCCCGTAACAAAAGAGGGTTCTATGGTCATATTCTGTGCTTACGTTCATCCTAATGGATTTTTTATCAGCACCAACCAACAAGACGAATTCTGGATTCTACTTAGTAAGCAGGTCGGATGGGGACGATTCTGTCTAATCCGACCAGAATCAGAATTTACAGAGAATGGAGGGCTTTTTGAATTACGTGAAATACGTCCGGCAGATGGTCAAGCCCCTGACCAAGTAATCGAATCGTCAGCTGTTTTATGGCGTCGGCAGGAAGCGTTCGAAGCTGAGAGAGTAATTTCTTCTTATCTTCAGTCGTGGCAGAAGTAGAACTATTGATGATACGTTCAAGTTCACAGAGAGTCTCATCATGCAATCTTATTGTCATAATCCCAAGAATAGCTTTAAGACCTCCATCATCACGAATGAAATCAATTCCATCTTTAGTAATTCTTAATTCAGGAATATTTATATTTATGCCATCCAAGTAATAATCAAGAGCATTCTTAATCAAGCCATGTTCTTCGAGATAAATTAAGTTCGAAATTAGGACATTATCATCTCCAAATGCGTCACGAACAGACTGCAACGCATCATCAGAAATTTCATAAGGATGAGCATCATACAGTATTTGTAACAACTGCCTTTGTGCACTTCTATCAAATTTGTCCATCTTAAATAATCACCATGTTATTGGGGGTATCAAGATTAACCGAATCCTTGTTGTTGGGGAATAACCAGGTCCACCTCGCCTGATGTGGCTAAAAGCAGGCACATAACAGCTAAGTATTTTCAACCAGAGAGAATCCTTAGCGTTGTGGTGAATGCGGCTCAGCGCACGCGGGTTAAGGTTGAGGCTGACAGTCGACCTTCTGTGGATACCCACCCGCCTGGTGTGCAACCTTCGCCAGGCACCGGGAGGCACCCGGCACCACAACAGCCACTGCTTTGGCGGTACCAGTTTGTACACTTGCTTCCGGCTGGCACCGCTCTTTTTACAAAACAGAGAAGAGCATCACCGGACGACGGGCTCATAACCCAATCCATCCGGGCGGCTGCCACCGCAGGTGTTCTTCTCTGTTTTGTGGAGAAACCAACCGACCTTGCAGGGTCGATATGATGAGGAGCAGCAAAATGGCTAGCGAACGCAGTACTGATGTGCAGGCATTTATCGGGGAGCTGGACGGCGGCGTATTTGAAACCAAAATCGGCGCAGTTCTCAGTGAGGTCGCTTCCGGTGTGATGAACACGAAAACCAAAGGGAAGGTCTCACTCAATCTGGAAATCGAACCGTTTGATGAGAACCGTGTGAAAATCAAACACAAACTCTCATATGTTCGCCCAACTAACCGCGGGAAAATTTCCGAAGAAGACACCACCGAAACGCCGATGTATGTCAATCGCGGTGGTCGCCTGACTATTCTGCAGGAAGACCAGGGACAATTACTGACTCTTGCCGGTGAACCTGACGGAAAACTCCGCGCAGCAGGTCGTTAATATCGTTCGTAATAAACTGATTATTTATCTCATCACTGAATATCTTTATATAGTGAGGACTTATTATGTCTCAGAACTTAGACGCAACCGCAATTAATCAAATCCATGCCCTTATTTCTGCTCAGGGTGTTAATGAAATTATCAGTAAGATTGGTGCCGATGCTGTGGCATTGCCTGAGAATTTCCGCATTCATGATCTGGAAAAATTTAATTTAAATCGCTTCCGTTTCCGTGGTGCACTTTCCACTGCCAGCATCGATGATTTTACCCGTTATTCTAAAGATCTTGCAGATGAAGGCACCCGCTGCTTTATCGATGCCGATAATATGCGTGCCGTCAGTGTGCTTAACCTGGGTACTATTGATGAGCCAGGTCACGCAGATAACACTGCCACTCTCAAACTGAAAAAGACAGCACCGTTCTCTGCTCTGTTGTCTGTTAACGGCGAGCGTAACTCCCAGAGGTCACTGGCAGAATGGATCGAAGACTGGGCCGACTACCTTGTGGGCTTTGATGCTAATGGTGACGCCATTCAAGCAACAAAAGCGGCTGCGGCAGTCCGTAAAATCACGATTGAAGCAAACCAGACCGCTGATTTTGAAGATAATGACTTCAGCGGCAAACGCTCCCTGATGGAGTCTGTCGAAGCGAAGACCAAAGACATTATGCCAGTGGCATTTGAATTTAAATGCGTTCCGTTTGAAGGTCTGAAAGAACGTCCGTTTAAATTACGCCTCAGCATTATCACTGGCGATCGTCCTGTACTGGTTCTGCGCATTATTCAGCTGGAAGCGGTGCAGGAAGAAATGGCTAACGAATTTCGTGATCTGCTTGTTGAGAAATTCAAAGACAGCAAAGTAGAAACCTTTATTGGTACTTTCACCGCCTGATTTCATTACTGCAAATGCCCCTGCGGGGGCATTTATGGAAACGTAATTAACTCAATAATCACCGGATGGTGAGGGCTTCCTTTTACCAGAATTCAGCGCGGTGCAGTGCATATACGTGGAGAACAAAATGTCATTTATTAAAACTTTTTCCGGGAAGCATTTTTATTATGACAAGATAAATAAAGACGACATCGATATTAACGATATCGCGGTTTCCCTTTCAAATATCTGTCGCTTTGCCGGTCATCTTTCGCACTTCTACAGCGTCGCCCAACATGCGGTTCTTTGCAGCCAGCTGGTGCCGCAGGAATTTGCTTTTGAAGCGTTAATGCATGATGCAACAGAAGCGTATTGCCAGGACATTCCCGCACCACTGAAACGCCTTCTTCCTGACTATAAACGGATGGAAGAAAAAATAGACGCCGTAATCCGTGAGGAATACGGGTTACCCCCAGTTATGAGTACACCCGTGAAATATGCCGATCTCATCATGCTGGCAACCGAACGCCGCGATCTCGGGCTTGATGATGGCTCTTTCTGGCCTGTACTGGAAGGCATCCCGGCAACAGAGATGTTCAACGTGATTCCACTGGCACCGGGTCATGCCTACGGGATGTTTATGGAACGTTTTAACGATTTATCGGAGTTACGCAAATGCGCATGAATGTTTTCGAAATGGAAGGGTTTCTTCGCGGGAAATGTGTACCGCGAGATCTGAAAGTGAATGAAACAAATGCTGAGTACCTGTTACGTAAATTCGACGCGCTTGAAGCTAAATGTGCGGCACTGGAAAACAAAATAATACCAGTGTCAGCTGAACTGCCACCAGCAAATGAAAGTGTTCTGTTATTTGATGCTAATGGAGAAGGCTGGCTGATTGGCTGGCGTTCTCTCTGGTACACCTGGGGACAAAAAGAAACCGGAGAATGGCAGTGGACATTTCAGGTCGGGGACCTTGAAAACGTCAATATCACTCACTGGGCAGTAATGCCAAAAGCACCGGAGGCTGGAGCATAATGACCACATTTACCAATAAAGAACTGATTAAAGAAATCAAAGAACGAATCAGCAGCCTAGAGGTTCGAGACGATATTGAGCGCCGTGCTTATGAAATCGCACTCGTATCTCTGGAAGTAGAGCCAGATGAACGCGAAGCCTATGAATTATTCATGGAAAAGCGTTTCGGTGACTTAGTAGATCGTCGGAGAGTAAAAAACGGCGATAACGAATACATGGCATGGGATATGACTCTCGGTTGGATCGTCTGGCAGCAACGAGCTGGTATCCATTTTTCAACAATGACACAGCAAGAGGTGAAATAATGGAGCCATACAGCCTCACACTCGATGAGGCCTGTCAGTTTCTTAAGATATCCAGACCAACCGCCACCAACTGGATACGAACAGGCCGCCTACAGGCAACACGTAAAGATCCAACCAAGCCAAAATCTCCTTACCTCACAACACGGCAAGCTTGCATTGCGGCGCTTCAGTCTCCGCTGCATACTGTCCAAGTGAGCGCGGGTGATGGCATAACAGAGGAAAGAAAATGTCACTCTTCCGCAGAAATGAAATATGGTATGCCTCGTATTCGCTCCCGGGCGGGAAACGAATTAAGGAATCTCTTGGCACAAAGGACAAGCGGCAAGCTCAGGAGTTGCACGACAAGCGAAAAGCAGAACTCTGGCGAGTAGAAAAGCTAGGGGATTTACCTGATGTCACTTTTGAAGAGGCCTGCCTAAGATGGCTTGAGGAAAAAGCTGATAAAAAATCTCTCGATTCAGATAAAAGCCGGATTGAGTTCTGGCTTGAACATTTTGAGGGTATAAGGCTTAAAGATATCTCGGAGGCAAAGATTTACTCTGCTGTAAGCAGAATGCATAACAGAAAGACGAAAGAAATATGGAAACAGAAAGTTCAGGCCGCCATCAGGAAAGGTAAAGAACCGCCTGTTTATGAACCAAAGCCAGTATCAACTCAGACAAAGGCAAAGCATCTTGCCATGATAAAGGCCATTCTCCGTGCTGCAGAACGCGACTGGAAGTGGCTGGAAAAAGCGCCTGTCATCAAGATACCAGCGGTCAGAAACAAGCGAGTCAGATGGCTGGAAAAGGAGGAAGCAAAACGCCTTATTGATGAGTGCCCCGAACCACTGAAATCTGTCGTCAAGTTTGCGCTGGCAACTGGTCTGAGAAAGTCGAACATCATAAATCTGGAATGGCAACAAATCGACATGCAGCGACGAGTTGCCTGGGTGAATCCAGAAGAGAGCAAATCAAACCGCGCCATTGGTGTGGCGCTGAACGATACCGCCTGTAAAGTGTTGCGTGATCAAATAGGCAAGCATCACAAATGGGTGTTTGTACATACCAAGGCGGCTAAGCGAGCAGATGGAACATCAACGCCTGCGGTCAGGAAGATGCGCATCGACAGCAAGACATCATGGCTATCAGCTTGTCGTCGTGCAGGAATTGAAGATTTCCGTTTCCATGACCTCAGACACACCTGGGCAAGCTGGCTGATCCAGTCAGGCGTCCCATTATCTGTGCTTCAGGAAATGGGCGGATGGGAGTCCATAGAAATGGTTCGTAGGTATGCTCACCTTGCGCCTAATCATTTGACAGAGCATGCAAGGAAAATAGACGACATTTTTGGTGATAATGTCCCAAATATGTCCCACTGTGGAATTATGGAGGATATAAAGAAGGCGTAA